CAGAGACTACGCGCTTTGCCTTGCAGATCGGAGCCAGTGAGCCAACGTCGTATCACAAGATGATCCCGGCGCTCACCAAGGCGCTCCACGATTACTGGATCAACTCAAACGCAGATCAAGTCTTTGCCCAGGCGCTTAACTGGTCCCTTTGCTACAACAGCACCTTTGTCAAATTGGTATGGCGAAACGGCATCCACCCGTACATGGTGGAACCGAATGTCTTTGGCGTATTGCGTGAGGACAGTCCATACACGGATCGCCAAGAGGCGATGGTGCAGGAGTACTACATGACCAAGAGCGAGTTGTACTCGCGCCTATGGTCCCATCCGCGCCGCGATGAAATTGTCAATCGCATTGCGCTTGCCGAACAACAAACCAAGGAATACCCCCAAGGGGTTGAGCGCCTTGTAACGTCTGCTATTGATCCAACGATCTACGGCAACGTGCAAATGAGTCTTGCAGGAACGATGACTTACACGCCTCGCCTAGGTGAACCCACGGTCAAGATGCGTGAACTCTGGATATTCGATGACGAAATTGGTGATTACCAGTGCGTCACGATTGCCGATCCAGACATTGTGATTTACGACAGACCGGCTGAAAAATTGTTCTTAAAGGGCGAACAGCCGTTTGTTCAACTCTGTCCTAATCCTCAGTATGACTATTACTGGGGCCAGTCCGAGGTGCAACGCCTTGTGTTCCTGCAAGACATGAGGAACAAACGCCAAGCCCAAATTCTTGAATTACTCGACAAACAAGTTAATCCGCCAAAAGCCATTATGGGCTTTACCGGAATCCTTGATGAGAAGAACTTTGCGCTCAACCGTGCAGGCGGCATGTTGGCTACCGATATGCCCAACGCCAAGGTTGAGGAATTTACGCCAAACATTCCAGGCGATCTTTTCCGTGAACTCGGTGAGATTGACGCTATGTTTGCAGAAGCCTCCGGTATAACTAGCGTTCTTGCTGGCCGTGGCGAAACAGGGGTTCGCTCTCAAGGCCACGCAAGCCAACTGGCTCGACTGGGTTCTAGCCGTGCCAAGAAACGCGCCATGGTTATTGAAGACAGCCTTGAAAAGATGGCTACTCTGTATCTCAAGATGATGCAGGTCTACGATGACACGGTGCTAACCGACACAGATGGCAATAAATTCATTGCCTCGCAGTTCACTCCCGATTTCGTCGTCAAGGTGGACGCACACTCTAACAGCCCAATCTTTATGGAAGACAGCAGAGAATTGGCCTTTAGCCTATTTAATGCCGGAGCCATTAGCAAAGCACGTTTGATTGAGTTGATGGAGCCGCCCATGAAAGACCTTTTGCTTGATGACATTAAAAAGGCTGACGAAGCGGCAGCAGCAGCCCAGGCTATGTCTCCACCCGGCGGTGGTGAGCCTGGTGCTGAACCTGCTGCTCCATCGGCAGAACCCAACCAGCAATTGAGGGCAGTCTAATGGCACAAAATATCAATCCTAGTTCCGCACAAACGATGGTTAAGTCGGGCGATCAGCCACGCGCAACAGAAAAAAGCGTGTCCGAAACGCGATCTCCTGCGTCGATTTCTTACGTTCGATACGGAATAAACAAAAATCCTAGTGCGCGTACAGGCAGTATGCGTTCGTCAACAAGGGGTTAATTGCAAAGGGGCTTGTTTATTTTGCCCCTTTTTTGCGTTGACACGATAGTTACAATGTATTCTAGTTGTATGCGTTATAGGAGTGATTCATGGCTGTAGAGCAAAAAGACATGATGGCGATGATGAAGATGGATCAAGGCATGGATGCCGAGGCTCCAACTCTTCCCCCTTCCGAGCAAGGCGCGGCTACCCCTCCTATGGCTTCTCCCATGTCTACACCCGAGGAAAAGAAGGGTGAGCAAGAGAAAGCACGTTTGAACATTATGATGGCTCTTGACATGCTTCAATCCGCAGTCGGTGCGTTTGATGCCGAGAGCGAAGAAAACAAGACCATTGAAAAAGTTGTTGCAGAGATTACCCGCCGCTTTGGTGAGCGTGAATCCGATACGCGACAACTCATTCCCGCAGAAATTTTACAAATGATTCAGACTTTGCCGCAGGCGGGTGGTGCCACGCCTGGTCAGAGAACAGCAGCAATGGCACCCGTCGAGGGTGCAACTTCACCCCCCTTACCCATCTAGGAGCAATCTATGGAAATGTTCAAACCCAAAGGTGCGCTGCAACCCCGTCGTCCTACCGACAACTCGCAGCAAAATGGTCAAATCGTTAACACGCCCCGTTTCTCTGAAATGGGTGGCCTCACCAACGCAGCCAAGACTGGCAAGAAAAATGCCATGACGATGAGCAAGCCTGGTGATACTAAGCGCGTTCTATAAAGACAGAAAGGGGCTAAACCATGAGTCTTGAAAACTACTCACCAGAAGCAATCGAAGAACTGGCTGCGCTTTCTAAGCGTTTGTCAGAAGACCCAACGACTAGGAAAGACTTTCTGCGTTTAACAAAGAAAGTGCATCCCGATCTTCCGGTCCCTGAGATTGAAATGGAAGAGGCAGTGAATCAACGCGCTACGGCTGCCGAAGAGAGGGTTGCTCAACTTGAAGCAAAACTCAAGCAGCGTGAAGTGCGTGATGAATTGCAAAAGCGACGCTCTGCATTGAAGGAAAAAGGCTATGCCGAATCCGACGATGATATTTTGGAAATCGAGAAATTGATGACCGAAAAGGGCATTGCAAACCATGAGACAGCGGCAGATTACTGGCGCAAGTCCCGTGAAACAGCAATTCCGACTCCTAATGGTTTCCCGCAACCCGTAATGTCACGGTTTGACATTCAGGGTTACATGAAGAATCCGGTTGGTGCAGCGCGTGAAAATGCTGCTGCGGCTCTTGCAGAACTTCGCAAGAATCCAAAGCCAATTGGTCTGTAGTTTGGTTTGGGGCTTATTTTGAAACTTCGGAGGTAAATCATGCCTATTGGTGGCGGCATCCTTCCGGCTTCGGGTACCAATCAGTACAATGAGTTAACTTACGTTACTCGTCGGGCTTTTATCCCGAAGTTGGTAGTACAACTTTACAACTCAACGCCCCTGATGGCGGCGCTGATCGCGAACAGTCAAACCGCTTCCGGCGGTGTTTCGTCAGTGACCGTACCCGTTCAGGGTTCTCAATTTGTAAACGCTCAGTGGTCCGACTACTCGGGTTCGTTTGCACAACCTTCAGTGCAACAAGGCGCTTATAACGCTGAGTTCAACCTGAAGTTGCTCGTTTCTCCCGTGCCCTTCTTGGGTATGGAAGGTGCGGTTCAGCAAGACTACGCAATCATCCCCCTCATTGAGGCTCGCATGAATGACGCGACCAACGTGATGATGGATGCCATGGCTACGTCGTTGTACACCAATACCACCGATGCACAACAGTTCATTGGACTGCCTGCTGCGATTGACGATGGTACGGGTACCGCAAACTACGGAAACATTGACCGTTCCACAAATACTTGGTGGAAGTCCAAGCAGTACGCTGCTGGCTCGGTTAATCCCACCCGTCAGAACGTCCTTCAGTACATTTCCGGTACCGTTAAAAACGGTGCTGAAGTGCCTACTTTTGGCGTTTGCGGATTTGGTACATGGACACTCCTTGCCCAGGATTACGTTGGTCAAGAGAACTACATGATTACCCCTGGATCAGGTTTTGATGGTGATGCCAATGGCCCACAGGCTGCGTTCCGCGCTCTAATGGTTGCTGGTGTACCTATCTATCCGGACCCCTATTGCCCAGAAGGTACTCTGTACTTCTTGAACACGAACTACATGTCGCTCTATATCCATGAGCAGGCATCGTTTGCGTTTACTGGGTTTGAGTCCACTCTGCCGAACTTCCAGATTGGCTATGTCGGTGCCGTATTGATGATTGCAGAACTCGTCAATACCAAGCCTAAGTCCATGACGAAGATTACCGGCTACAACTCACTTAGCCTGTAAGGAGGAATCATGTCTTTAGCAATTAACAAAATCCTCGTTGCTGGTGCTAATGCCAATACAGATGGCGCTTATTTCCAAGCCGACAGCGTTACGGTTCCTAATACGTCTGCTTACGTTCTCACCGCTGGTACTTACTATGTTTACCCCACGGCTAACGTCGTGATCCAGGTAAACAACAATACCAACGGCGCAGCGTTTGCAAACGTGTATGCAGCCAACGCAGGTGGCCTGGTGATCGCTGACGGCGTAAACGTCCGTCTGAAAGACTTTGGCAACGCCGGTGATGTTACCGTTAACGTAGTGACCATCAACGGTGGCGAAGCCGCTAGTGGCACTTACAACACTTAAGGAGGGGGCACTATGGACGCAAATGCCGTAGGACGTTCCTACCCTGATTCGTTCGGAAACTATCGCCTTGCAGAAGTTACAGGCGCTAATCTGGCGGCTACGGGTGACATTGCAACCTTAGTGCCTCAAGCAGCAACAAAGTACATTGTTCGCCGTGTAACCCTGTCTAATTTTAGCGGGGCAGCGGCAACGTCAAATGTGGCTCTTTATCCTGCCGCCGGTGGCTCGGGCACTGCTCTAGCCAACGCGCAGGTAATTAGCGCAATCGACGGAGCAACTAAGTTTGTTGATTTGACCTTGAGCGCAACCGCAAATGCAACGGTATACACGGCAAGCCCTCTGTATCTAAGGCTTGTTGCCAATACCGCTTCTGTTACCTGTGATGTTGCTGTTTATGGAGATATTGTCACGCTATGACCACGCTGTTTGTACGCAATAACGGGGATGATCGCTTTGTTGATTCATTCAACGGAAGCACCTATGAGATTGCCCCAGGCAAAGAAGTAGAAATTCCTGAAGTTGCTGCCAAACACATTTTTGGTTATGGCGATGACGATAAAGAGCCTTACCTTGTAAGACTTGGCTGGATGAAAATGAACACCGATATGCCCGTTGCGATGGAGCGTCTTGGTAAATTTTCTTTTAGCCGAGAGTCTTCCAAGCCCGTCCACTTGTCAGCCCCAGTGGTGGAACGAGTAGCCGCGCCCATGCCTAAAGCACGGGTTGCGGCGAAAGGGCCATCCAAGTCAGATGAGTAAAAATGGCAACAACGCTTTCGGGTTACATTACAGAAACCCGCCGGTTACTGCATGACGTTAACGCAAACTTCTGGACTGATGCGGAGTTAACGGATTACATAAACGACGGTAGGAATCACATGATTCAGGACACGGGATGCAACCGTGTCTTGCAAACCTTCACGACTACGGCGAATGTTGAGACAATCAACTTTTCCGATCTCGATGAAGGCGAAAATACAATTGACGTACTTACGATCAATCTGTATTGGGGCAATAGCAGAGTGCCCATGTATTACATGCCATGGTCAAGTTTCAACGCACAATTGCGTTTTTGGCAGAACTACACTGGCCGCCCGATAGGATTCTCCCTTTACGGTCCTAAACAAATCTTTATTGGTCCAAAGCCGGATCAAGCCTATGAGATTGAGTTGGATACGGTGGTTCTTAAACCCGCGTTGACTACCGGAAGTCCCGATGAGACATTGCCTGCTCCGTTTACCGAGGCTGTGCCCTTTTATGCGGCTTACATAGCCAAGTATCAAGAGCAGTCTTATGGGGAAGCGGAGATATTCAAACAGGAATATCAGAAGCACGTTCAGCAGGCACTAAACACAACCTTCACTAGACGGCTGCCTACACCATACATATCGGGGTACTAACATGGCTGCCGTTGAGCAAAAGAAACAGTACGCCGTTGTCAAGGACTTCAAAGGTGTAAACACCAAGAACAACCGCACCGTGATTGAAAACGGTGAGTTTGGCTGGCTAGAGAACGCCATGCCGGTTGGTTTTGGCAATCTACGAATCATTGAAGGCAACCAAGTGGTCAATGCATCCGCTTGGGCTGCCAACGTGACCTACATGGGGTCCGTAAACATTAGCAACAATGAGTACGTCCTAGGCTTTCAAGACGATGGATCGGCGCAATACGTCAACCTAACGTCTGGCACTAAGGGCAACATTGCCGCAGCCGGTACATTTTCCAACTCTGACGTAATGATTACGCAGTGGAAGAATGAACGTGCCCTCATTATTGACCCAAACAACGGCTACAAGACATGGGATGGCACGGACCTGCATGACATTGGCGCAGTTAACCTAGTTACTGTTACGGCAGGTGGGTCAGGTTACACGGCTGCAAATACATCCGTGTCTTTTGGAACGCCCAATCAGGCTAATGGAGTACAGGCAACCGGAGAGGTTGTCATTGTTGGAAATGCTGTATCTGAAATTATTGTGACGGAGGCTGGAACCGGTTATACCAGCGCACCGACAGTCACGATTACCGGTGATGGTTCTAACGCCACCGCAAACTGTACAATTCTTGACCAATCTGGCACCGACATTGCTACGTTCTCTGGGCGCACCTGGATTGCTTCTGATCGTACCGTTTTCTATACGGCGGCAGATACCTACAACGATTTCGTAAATGCGTCGGCAGGCTTCTTAACCATTACAGACTCCACCCTTCGTACCAACATTACGCGCATTTTGGCGGCAAACAACTTCTTGTACGTCTTCGGTGAGGATTCGATTAACGTCTTTTCGGACGTTCGCATTGATTCCGTAGTCGGCGTGACGTTGTTTACCAACACCAATGTGTCGGCATCCGTGGGTTCTAGTCTAAAACACGCTATTTTCCCGTACTTCCGTTCAATTTTATTTATGAATGAGTACGGGGTTTATGCGCTTGTGGGTGCTACAACCACCAAAATTAGTGATCCTTTAGATGGTGTTTTTACAAGCATTGACTTTACTGACTTTGTTTCGGGCGGGCAGTGCCTTATCAACAACATTCTGTGCGCCGTGTACAACTTTAAGTACAACGACAATGGCACAGACCGGTGGATTCAAGCAGCGTTCTTTGAGCGTAAGTGGTTTTTAACTAATCAACTTACCAATTCATACTTTGTTGTACCGGGGGTGAAAGATGGCATCCTTAACTTGTACGGAAGCACTGGAACAAATCTTTATCAATTCTACGAAGACGCAACCAACCCCGTCGAAGTTGACATTAAGACGGCGTTACTCCCCATGGGTGATCCAATTAGAGACAAGCAGGCGCTCAAAATTGGCATTGAGGCCACGCTTGGTACCGTCCCAGTTCTCCTAACGGCTTATGTGGACTCAGAATCAACGCAATCGCCTGCCATTGAATTTGTTAATAGCGTTTTTTGGGTTAACAATTCTTTACAGACTATCGCTTGGACAAACTCATCTTCCCAAGTGATTGGTTGGACAGCAGCACAAAGTTCCGGTGCTGGTTATTATCTGTACAGATCAGACGCAAAAATGTACGGAAAGTACCTAGGAATAACTATCAATAGCACAGCAACTCCATTTACAATCAATGGGTTCCAATTTGAACATGAACTAAGAGCGAGGTTCTAAC